GGATTCGAGACCCACGACCCGCCTCCACGAGTGCGAATCTCCATGCCTGACAAATCTGCGTCGATTCGGGCCAGCGTTTTATGACACAGTAAGACTAACAGTTCGCTGAAAAACCTCCATAGGAGCGCAATGAAAGAAGAAAAAGAATCGGAAGGTGGCTATTCTCAAATCTTCCTTGCGAGCCCTCGGCCAACCGAGAATCAATCTTGCGCGGCGCGATTCCAGAAATCGTTTTTCAGCAAGCTGCTAAATGGAGGAAAGGCCGAATGGCCGATATCGTCCCGTTGAGAGAACAGGCCAAGGCGGCCGGACAAGCTTTTCCGAGGGGATCGTCGCGCTGATCGACGCGTCGTGCAAGACGCAATGAAGTCTTGAGCTGATGAAAATGGATGGCATACCGATCCGACTCTCCGACGCCGAATGCTCCGAGCTCGGCCGCTTGGCGGTTGCGGTGGCCGGACTGATGCCGTCGTGGCAGAACCCGGAACGATTTCATGAGCAAAAATCGGAAATCGCCGCCGCGCTCCGCTGCATTGCACGCAACGGCTTCCACCTCCGCGCCCGCTGCGAGATCCGCGCGCATCTGCTCCGACAATGCCGCCCCCAGCTCCGCCGGTGGTCGTCATCCGCGTCATCGCCCTGCCGCGTCACCTGCTCCGCCCACCCAGCCGACACCGCTTCCCGCAGCCACCCGCAACAGTTACAACCAACGGAACCTCAACCTAGAGTAGTGCCCACCGGGAGGGACTGCCAAAGCAGATGCGCCGCGGGAGGTGGACGTGGTGCCCATCAGGGGGGATCCCGTAACCACCATATTTAAAATTACCGTGCAAAATGCACTGCTATTTCAATTGGTCCTGTATAGCGCATGTCCACCGATGTCCACTACGTCCACCTCGACAGTACAGATTGTTGTGCAATGCACAAATCTGTATCATTTCTGTATCGCGGCCTGGGGTTGCAGAAATGGCGCCACCAAAGGGACACAAGCGCTACGGCGGAGGCAGCAAAGGGAAAGCCGTCACTAGCATCGCCAAGCTCCACGTCAACGCCGGCGCCGCTGTCGCCACCGGCGAAATCATGCCGTGGGAGGCGGTGATGGACATGACGCCGCTCGCTATCCTGCTCACTGTGGCACGGCGACGCATAGCGCGCGGCGACGAAGAGGGCGCGTGCCATGTCGCGCTGATGGCGGCACCATACTGTCACGCGAAACTAATTCAGACCGAGCTGCGCGTGCAGAACGATTACTCGAAGTTCTCCGATCGCGAGCTGGAGCTGCAGATCGTGCGGGAGCGGCGGTTGCTCGAGGAGCGTCGGATGATCGCGTCGGGGCGGGTGATTGAGGTCGAGGCAGAGCCGGTGGCATAGCAGCTCTGCGGCCGGTCGTTGCCGATTCGGCTTGTCCAACAACAGTTGGAGGGGCCGAGCATGACCACCTATCCCGGCATCGTCGCCTATCTCAGGGTTTCCACGGAGAAGCAGGGCAGAAACGGCCTTGGCATCGAGGCGCAGCGGGCAGCGGTTCGGCGTTTCACGGAGGCCGAGAACCTGCCCGTTTTGGCCGAATTCGTGGAGGTGGAGACCGGCAAAGGCGCTGATGCGCTCAATCGCCGACCGATGCTGGCGAAGGCACTGGCGGCGGCGCGCAAGGTAAGGGCGGCGGTATGCGTGGCCAAGCTCGATCGGCTGAGCCGCGATGTGGCATTCATCTCCGGGCTGATGGCGCAGAAGGTGCCGTTCATCGTTGCGGAGCTTGGCGCTGATACCGATCCGTTCATGCTGCACATCTACGCCGCGTTGGCGCAGAAGGAGCGGGCGCTGATCAGCGAGCGGACGAAGGCGGCTCTGGCACAGAAGAAGGCGCAGGGCGCGCTTTTGGGCAACCGGACCAACCTGGCTGAGGCGCAGGCCTTGGGCGCGGCTGCCAAGCGTGAGGCAGCGGATCGGTTTGCAGCCAACGTGCTGCCGGTGGTCGAGCAGATTCGTGCGGCCGGGATCGTCAGCCTCGATGGTATAGCGAAGGCTTTGAACGATCGCGGCGTGCGCACGGCGCAGGGTGGTTCGTGGCACGGCTCGAGTGTGCGGAATCTGCTGGCCCGGGCGGGGTCGTGATAGTGGCGAATTCTGCGTCGGAGGCGACGTCCTCCATCATCGTGCCCGGTGATCGTCCACTCCGCATGGGGCAAAAGGATGTTGGCGCCGCTCTGAATTCGGCGAGTTGTAAAAAACACGGGGCGCCTTCGCGGTAGTTCAGCTTGCTGAATTACGAAAGCCGCGTGGCGATTTCGGCTATTGTGCCGGCTCCTTCCTCGAGGGGGAGTTACGGCATGGCGGATGATCCTCGTCGAAAGCTGCTGGACCTGGAGCGCGAGAGGTGGCGGCGGCAGTGTCGGCGTGATCTGATGAGCTTTGCGGTGGAGGCTCTCGCCCCGGCCGGGCAGAAGCCCGCGATGCATCACCGGCTGATTTGCCATCGGTTGATGCAGTTGGTGCGTGGTGAGCTGGCGCGCGGCATTGGATTCACGGAGCTGATGGCGAAGCTGATGGTTCTGGCGCCGCCCGGGAGCGCGAAGACGACGTTCGTTTCGCGGCTGTTCGTTGCGTGGTATTTTGCCTCGCATCCGCGCAGCAACATCATCGGTGTGAGCCACGTTGCCAGCCTGGCGGAGACCAACAGCGCTTATATTCAGCGCTACATCAACGATAATTTCGATGTGTTGGGCTACGGACTTTTGAACGACAACAAAGCGGACTGGTTCACCGCCAATGGTTGCGAGTATCTCGCGGTCGGCGTGGGTGGCACAGTCAGGGGCTTCAGGGCTGACGTGATCGTTATAGATGATCCGATCAAGGACCGCGAGGCGGCAGAGAGCGAGACGTCGCGCGAGAGCCTCTGGGAGTATTACCACAGCGATTTGACGAGCAGGCTAAAGCCGGACGGCAAGGTTATTCTGATTGCGACGCCTTTGCACGAGAATGATTTGATGTGCCGGCTGATACGCGAGCAGGGCGACGACTGGCACGTTGTGAGGTTGCCCGCGATCAGTGAGGGTGAGGGCGATGCGCTGGGGCGGCCTGAGGGGATGCCGCTATGGGTGGATGATCCCGCGTATGGCTATGGTGAGAAGCTGCTGCAGTTGCAGCAGGCTGCGGAGCGTGAGGGGCGGCAGCGCGATTGGTTTGCACAGTACATGGGACGGCCGCGTCCACCTGAGGGCGCGATGTTCAAGCCGGCGAGGATGCCGGTTTTTGATGTGCTTCCGGAGCGCGTGCTGGCCCGAGTTCGAGCTTGGGATTTAGCAAGCTCGGCGTCGCGCGCGGCGGATTGGACGGTGGGTCTCAAGCTGGTGCAGTTATGGGACCAGGGCGCGGCATATGAAGACATGTGGATAGTGACGGACGTGCAGCGGATGCGTGGCACGCCGGATGAAGTAAGGCGTTTGGTTCGGACAATAGCTCAGGCGGACGGTTACGGCACGGAGATTTGGATTCCTCAGGACCCAGCGCAGGCGGGGGTTGATCAGGTGGATAGTTATATTCGGATGCTGTCGGGGTTTCCGGTAAAGGCAGAGCGGATGAGTGGGGACAAAGTCACTAGAGCCGATGCCTGCGCCAGCCAGTGCAACGTTGGTCGGATCGGTATTCTGCGGGCGCCATGGAATGCGGGCTTCATTGACGAGCTGGGAGCGTTCCCCCGCGGCGTGCACGACGATCAGGTAGATGCGCTCTCGCTCGCATTCAGCAAGCTGGACAATTCCCCGTTGTTGCGTTGGGCGCGACTGTCGCGATGAGTTGTATCGTTTGGCGCACGCGGGATTCTGCACGTCAGCCGCCGAGCGTTGGGGCGAGCGTCTGGAAGATGATGGACCTTTCGAGGCACAAGTCGGTGAACACGCTACGTTCGCAACGCAGAAAGTTTCAAGGATCACGCGGGCACGGCAGAGCCTCGACCTTGCTGCCCTCGGATAATCGCCCTGGGCTACCAACGGCTCGCTTGACGCAAGCGGGTCTGCGCGGGTAAATTTCAGGGCCGCATCGGCGCGGGTAAATTTCAGGGCCGCATCGGCGGGAGAGTTCGATGAGCGGGGTGGACGGCAGCCGACACCAATACGACGCGTGGACTATCCAGCTTCTAGGACGCGAAGCCGAACAAATCCTTGCAGGCAGCCGCACGCGTGTCGCAAGCGGTAGTGGCACGGTGACTGGCGCGAGTTCCGAACGAGCGGCCAAGCCGCAAACAGTCGGTCGGGGACGCGTGAACTACCGCAAGCTGCAGCTGCGATGGCGCAGCGCGGAGTCTGACGCGCGCACGCAACTGGGCGCGTTCATCAAAGCGGTGCTCGCGGACCCGGAGGTGCGGAACAACCCGCGTTTCGGGGATGTCCAGGCGGGCTTCGCCGATCTCGGGTCGCTGATGCCTGATTTCGAAGGCTCTCTCGCCGATGAGCTGGACCGCCTCGATGTCGCCGCGACCGACGAGGAGCGTAAGACTGCGCGCGCGGCGGCAATCAAGGTTATCGAAAACTACCAAGCTGAGCTAGGAGCCGCAGAAACCTTACGGGAATTGCAGGAACTATCTGACGACGAGTACGGCGGGATCGAATTCTTCAGTGGCTTGCAAGTCGCGCTTTTAGCCCTGCACCGCGAACTGGCGGCGGGGGCCTGACTTGGACTGTTATGCGCCATCTCATCTCTTTCGCCAATTCAGAGGCCCCCTTCGCGGAGGGAACACGCCA